TCCTTGGTTCCGGCCAGGATACCTTGGGGTAGGCCATGAACGAGCTGCAGAACAACGCGCTCCAGCGGGCCAAAAAGCTCTTTGAGCAGCGCAAGGAGTACGAGTCGCTCTGGGAGACGACCTACGACTACGTGGCCCCGGAGCGAGCGCATTTCTTCCGCAACCGTGCGGACGACTCGCGTAACTCTGGCGAGGTTGGCGAGCGGGTGTTCGACTCCACGGCCATTGATGAAGCCGAGCGGTTGGCCAACCTGCTTATCAGCCAACTGACCCCGCCGTGGCAAAAATGGGCGCGGCTCTCACCAGGGCCGGAGTTTCGGCAGCAGGAGCAGCGGGACCAGGCTACCGAGCTGCTTGCTCCGATCGAGGATCGGATGTTTGTCCACCTCGCACAGAGCAACTTCTATCAGGAACTACAGCCGACCATTCTCGACCGGATCGTAGGCGGAACGGGCGCCATCCGGCTCGACCCGGAGCACGACACGCTCAAGTTCAAGTGCCTGCCGCTGTCGAACATTGCGGCCGAGGAGGATAATGCCGGGCGCATTGTCACCGTGGCCTACAGCTTCAAACTCAATCTGCGCGAGGCGATCCGGGCTTACGGCGAGGAGGCGCTGCCCGAGCATATCCGCTACGCCAATCAGCAGAACCCGGATCAGTGCCACCTGCAGTTCTACGAGATCAACGCGCTCGACGCGGCCGATCAGTGGCAGTACGCGGTCGTGCTCGAAGACGGCAAAGGGCACACGGTCAAGCAAAGCATCGACCGCCACCCCCGGCTGTTTGTGACGCGCTGGGCCAAGATTCCGGGGAGCGTGTACGGCCGCGGCCCCGGGATGCGGGCGTTATCGGACGTTCGGGCGCTGAACAAGATCAAGGAGCTTTCACTTCGCAACGCCGCGCTGGCGGTGGCCGGGGCCTACACCGTGGCCGACGATGGCGTGGTCAACCCCTGGACCATCGACATCCAGCCGGGGGCGTTCATCCCCGTGGCGAGCAACGACCCGAACAACCCGTCGATTGCGGAGTTTCCGCGCTCGGGGGATTTCGATGTGTCGATGTTCCAGATGGACAACCTTCGCAGCGCCATCCAGAAAGTCTTTCTGGCCGATCAGTACGGCCCCACCGACCGGACCCCCATGAGCGCAGAGGAGGTGCGCCAGCGCACGCGCAATATTGCCCAGGAAATGGGGGCCACGGTGGCCCGGATGCAGTACGAGCTGCTGCTGCCGCTCATCAAGGCCGTCTATGGGTGGATGGCCGAGCGGGATGAAGCGCCTGATGAAGTTCGCGTCGATGGTGAGACGATCGACGTGCAGTTCGTATCGCAGCTTGCGCTCGCGCAGTGGGCCGAGACGGAGCAGCAGATCCTCGATTTCACCAACATGGCCGCTCAGATGGGCCAGATCGACACCCAGGCGGGCATGGTGGTAGACATGCAGGCGGCTCTACGCCGGGTGGCCGAGATTCGGGGCCTGCCGCCGGAGATCCTGCGAAGCCCGCAGGAGATCCAGCAGATGATGGAACAAGCCGCGCAAGCGCAGGCGATGAACGAGACACAAGGCGCGGCCGCTCCGCCGGAGGAAATGGCCGGAGGCGGCGGTGCGGGCGCCATGCCGGGCGCCGGTGCCGGGCCAAGCCCCCAACAATAAGGAGGCATGATGGGCTGGAAAGAAGTCGAAGACGCGCAAAAGGACGCCCAATCGGCCGAGCAGGCCAAGCAGCAGCATGAAGAATTGGAGAAGGCGGCGCAGGCGGCGTTCAACCATCGTAGTGCCGGGCCGCTGGTATCCTTTATGACCAAGCAGGTTCAGATGATTTCGTTCAAGCCTGGACGTTCGGCCGAAGAAGTGGCCTACGTCGAGGGCTACCGCGCTGCCATGCAGCATCTACTGAAACTTGGAGGCAAGTTATGACGGAAGAAGCCACGGAGCCCGTAAGCACGGATAACTCCGAGGGCACGACCGAGGCCCCGGATCTTTTGGGCGTGACACAGGAGCAGCCGGCCCCGGAGCAACCAGCCCAGGACTCGGAGCTGTCCAATGAGCCGCCGCCGCTGCCGGGCGACGAGCCGGAACGGTCGGACTCGCTTGAGGCGGACGGGGAAGATCCCTATGCCGTGCTTCCCGAGAAGTTCAAGACCGTCTCGGATCTCGCCAAGTCGTATCAGGAGCTGGAGCGCAAGCTGACGGAGACGACCGCGGCCCAAAAGCCGCCGGATCAGTACCAGCTTGAGATGCCGGACGGCCAAGAGCTGACGGAGGAAGATCAGCAGGTTCTCAAGGAAATGGGCCTGACCAACGACCAGGCGCAGAAGATGGTCGATTTTCTCCAAGAGAGCATCGTGCCGCAGGTTCAGCAGGCCCAGGCGAAGTACCAGATGGCGCAGCTTGCCAGCGATTGGGGGATGCACCCCGAGTCGCAAACCTTCAACGAGCGCATGATGAAGGTCAAGCAGTGGGCGCAAAAGAACCTGCCGGGTGCGGCTGTGCAGGAAATGGCCAAGTCGGCTCATGGCGTGAACGCTATCTACCAGATGATGCAGGCCAACTTCGCGGCCAATTCGACGCAAGGTAATCAGGCGCAACAACGGCCGAACCGGGCGCAATTGGAGAAGCTGATGGACGATCCGCGGTATCGGGTGGATAACGACTATACCGAGTGGGTTCGCCAGCAGTTTGTAAACGCCTACGATTGACGCTTTCTGTCAGGGGCGTTACGCTTCATAGAAGTCGGGGAACCCCTTGGGTCCGGCGGTTGATAGCGGAATCCGGCCCCGTTCGACGGACAAGCCGAGAGGAAGCAGGGCATTTCAATCCAAAGCCATAGGGGCAAACCGAAATGAGCACGACCGTACCTGTCAGCTTTGTCGAGCAGTACGAAGCCGAGGTCAAGCACGTTTACCAGCGCGAGGGGTCGAAGCTCCGCGGCACCGTTCGGACCCGGAACCAAGTCGGCGCCAAGCGGATCTACTTCCCGATTCTCGGCAAGGGTAAGGCCACCAAGAAGTCCCGCCATGCGGATGTGGTGCCGATGGACCTGGAGCACACCCGGGCCGAGGCCGACATGGAGGACTTCTACGCCCCCGAGTACGTGGATGATCTCGACCAGGCCAAGACCAACTGGAGCATCGCTTCGGAGTATGCCCGTTCCAGCGGCTGGGCGCTCGGCCGTCAGACGGACGAGATTCTGTTCGATGCGATGGGCGAAACCTCCAACGAGGTTTCGATCACTACCGTCAACGACAACGGCGGCGAACTGACGCTCAAGAGCATCGCAGAGGGCATGTGGAAGAACATGGCCCAAAACGATGTGCCGATGGACGGCCGCCTCTACGCCGTGATGAATCCGAAGACGATGGCCGAGCTGTTCCAGATCACGGAGGCCACCAGCACGGATTTCGTGACGCAGCAGCTGCTTGAGAGCGGCTCTGAGCCCCCGATGTACATGGGCTTTCGCTGGATGACGCATACCGGCGTGCCGGAGGATATTCGTGGGTTCTTCTACCACACTACGGCCGTTGGTCACGGGATCAGCCGCGACATTCAGACCAGCATCGACTGGATTCCGCAGAAGGTGTCTACGCTGGTCAACAGCTGGATGAGCATGGGCGCCACCATCATCGATGAAGACGGCGTCTTCAAGCTCGTGGACTAAGGGGGTTTCGGCATGGCTTTCCAGATGGAAGAACTGAGCATGATGGCCTACACCGGCGCGGATGGCGGCCATCATATGTGGTTCTACGCGAATACGGAGGAAGACAATGCGACGGCGGACGGATTCTTCGACGACGCCTCGCATATGATCCGTGAGTACGACCTGATCTACGTGGCTAGTGACGGCCAGCTTCTCCAAGTCACCTCGGAGACGGGTGCGGAGGAGGTCACAACTGCGGAAATCGCTTCCGTAGGCGCGTAACGCGGACTGAGGGGGCCTCCCCATGAGTAACAGCCTTCGAGTCGTGAACGAGGGGCTGGTGCGCCTGGGGGTGCCCCCTCTCGCTTCTCTTTCCGACCAATCCGCGCAGGCGATGGTCGTGGAGCAAATCTACGACCGTCAGAAGCGCACGGCCCTTGCCAATTTCCCCTGGCCCTTCGCGCTGCGCGAGCGCAAGCTGGAGCGTATCAACGTCGCCAGCCAGGACGAGGAGTTCCGGGCGCGTTGGTCGTACACTTACCAGATGCCCAACGATGTGATTCGCGTCCTTGGGCTCCATGAGCGTGAGCCGTTCTACCTCTCCCGCGACCGGCTTCATACCAACACCCGGACGGCCCGGCTGGTCTACGTCGAGGACGTGGGCGAGCAGAACTGGCCCGAGTATTTCCAGACCTACGTGGCGCTCAAGGTGGCTGCAGCCCTGGCGATCTCGCTGACGGATACCAGCACCCGTGCGGACCGGATGTACGAGGAGGCCCGACTGCAGGAGCGCCAGGCGCGGGTCATTGCCAGTGCGGAGACGCCGCCCGAAGTGTTTGAGACGATGCGGATTTACGCCCGGCCGGGCTACAACTTCTTGGCGGTAGGCTGATGACGGTATTTGACCACCAAACCGGGTTCACCCGCGGCGAAATCGACGAGACGCTGTACGACCGCTTCGATGTGGACTTCTATCAAGCGGCCGTCGCCCGGATGGA